CTTCTTTTCGTGCTTCTCGTTATCGTTCTCTCAACCGTCGCCGTAGTTATCGTCGTACGGGCAGGTTTAGTTACCGTGCCAGGAAGCGTTCCTTCCGTGGTCGGTTCCGCAAAGGTCGATACTTTAAAAGACGTCGTATTATGAAGCGTAAGGCCATTAGACGTCGAAAGATTATCAGAAAGAATTTAAAACCTTCTGTTCAAAGGTCCAAAGGTTATTCTTATAAGGTTGAATCTTATGGTTTTCTTTCTGATGGTCATTGTGTTTATTTTGATCACTCAACAAACTATGTTGACCATAATGCTAATTGTATTGTGGCAGCATTTATTCGTAAACTTTTTAAGAAGATTGGATATGATATTCCAGACATGGATATAGTTTTATCAGGTGTTGGTACTGATTCTCCTGATGGTAGACATTATCGATTGTTGTTTGTTCAATCTGATCCTCAAAGTTCTACTTATACGGCTCAATATGCTAAAACATTGTCTCAATTTGATACTCTTGCTACAGCTTCTGCTGATGCTACTGCTGGTTCTTTTTACAGTTATCTTATTGGTTATATGCTTGATAAATCGGACACTGATCCAATTTCATTTGAATTACAACTTTTGGATCAAAACACAGGTTCTGATGTTTATACGACTATTTCGAAGATTAATCTTCAGAATGAGTATATGTATATGACTATATCATCTGCTTTACGTCTTCAAAATCGTACTTTGTCTGCTGGTGCAGGTTCAACTCTTACGGGTAGTACAGATGTAGTTGATGCTCAACCATTATCTGGTAAAGTTATGACGTTTAAAAATGGTAATCCCATTTTGCGTTATCTTTCCGGTCTTCCTACTATTTATAACAATACTATTGCAAGTACTGTTGGTGATTATTTGCTTAACAGCATTGATCACCGTGGTCTCGATTTAATTCGAGGAAGTACTGATCTTCCTGCTAAATATCAGGAACCTCCTAACAAGGATAAGTTTGCAAATTGTCTTTCTTCTAAGAAGTTTATTCTTAATCCAGGTGAATGTATGCAGACTTCTGTTGGTTACAAGATTCATGGACGTTTAGTCAATGTACTTAAGAAGCTTAGACCTCAACGTGGTGCTACGACTGCTGCTGACCCTGTTCGTGTTTCTAAGGTCAATGGTAAATGTCAGCTTGTTATTTTGGAAGAATACATTCGTACTGAAAATGCCAATACTGTTAAAGTTGGATATGAACGTGAACATGTTGTTTCTGTTTGGTTTCAAACTAAAACACCTACTGCTATTTCTGCAAGATTTGATGTTGATAGCGTGCGTAACGTTTCATAATATATCTGTGTTCGTGTTAAATTAAATCATGTGTTACATCATGTGTGTGGCTTTTATGCAAGCCACATTGAGTATAAATAGAGCTCTATTTTTCTTCTTTATTAATGCCAAAGCATGGAAGGAAGCCAGTTTATCAACGATCTTCTCCAGGGTTTGCCACATTGTCTCGACCTACTTACCCCTGTATTTGTCCCTCCAACATCTGTTTCTACGACCGATCACTTACTGCGCCTTGTTGTTGCTCTACTCGTAAAGATCTTGGACGCGAATTACGACGACTCAAGCCAAAGCCAGTTCTCCGACGAAGAGTAGCAACTAATCCTGAAGATGTTGTCATTATGGAAGAATTATTGAAAGATGCCGAAGAATACTTGATTAAGAAACCATTTGATGAAATGACTGAACTTGAAAAGATCGCTTCCGATGATGTCTTTGCAAAACTCTTCGATTTTGAATAAAAAACTTTTTCTTGACTTAAAGTTCGCTGACCAATTATTTAGGGTTTAGGGGTTAGAGTGTTAGCGCGGTAGCCGCGCTGTTAGGGGTCAGCGAGAGGGGAGGGATACCGAAGGAGGGTCCCCCCCGGGCTGTGGAAATGTATAAGTTGGTCATTGTAAACCAAAATCGTGTACGATAAGCGTCAGTAAACCACCAATTCTCAACGAGAATTCATTATTACTTACTGACGCCAATTCTCACTTCTCGTTCTCACTTTTATGCAACGCCTTGTGACTCGTCATATGACTTATCACCTGATAGATTTCGTCATATATAAAAGCGTGATTCCCGCCTATAAATAGTTGCCTAAATGCTAGCTCAAACTCAGGCATGGAAGGATCAACAGGAGCTCAAACGGTTACAGGCAACAATCATCCAAGAAGACGAGGCAGGACGTACGATTCGAGTACCACCCGAGATCGTGATGCAGGTGGGAGAACCCGTCGTTCCCGTGGACAACGAAGACGTCAAGGAGTCTACTGGATGCTTACCATCCCCGAACGGATCTATCCAGATGGCTTCACCGACATCCCCTTCCCTGAAATCGTGTATTTTAAAGGGCAACTTGAGGAAGGAGACACCACAGGCTATCGACACTATCAAGTTCTTGCAGTCTTTAGACGAAAGCAATCTCTCCGATCTGTTTCAGGAATGTTCCCCGAAACCAATTGCGAACTTACCCGATCAGATGCCGCTGATGAATATGTCTGGAAAGAGGATACGCGAGTCCCCGGATCCCAATTTGAATTTGGAATCAAACCAACTCGAAGAAACAATCAACGAGACTGGGACGACATCTGGGAAAAAGCAAAAACTGGCAGGTTCCTCGAAATCGAAGCATCTGTACGTGTTCAACATTACCGCACACTCCGTGCCATTGCTTCTGACTTTTCTCAACCTATTGGAATCGAGCGCGTTGTTCACGTATTCTGTGGTCGCACAGGAACTGGTAAGAGTCGCCGTGCTTGGACGGAAGCGGGTTTGGAAGCTTACCCTAAAGATCCACGCTCCAAATTCTGGGACGGCTATCAAGGTCAGAACCATATTGTCATCGATGAATTTCGAGGAGGTATTGATGTATCCCACTTGTTACGATGGTGCGATCGCTACCCTGTTCGAGTGGAAATTAAAGGCTCAAGCACGTGTCTTACCGCTGGCCGAATTTGGATTACCTCCAACCTTCATCCACGATACTGGTATCCCGGACTTGACGAAGACACCCTCGATGCTTTGCTCCGTAGATTAAGAATCGTCGAATTTGAATGAATATTCAATAAAATTTCTTTATCGTTTATTATGAAACGTAAAGTTGGGTATCAAAAAAATGTACCTCGTAAGAAATACAAAGATAATTCTAACAGAAGGTATTTGGGTGCTATTTCAGGCGCAACTCTTGGTTTTATTACGGGTAATGTACCTGGTGCTTTTATCGGTGGTTCTTATGGATATAAAGCTGGTGCTAAATATGATATGGCTGATGGTACAACAGTTACTGGTATTGGTACTACTGTTTCTATGCGCGATCCTCCTGGAGTAGTTAATCCATTTCTTTCTCGAAATAACTTACCTAAAAATTTATCAACTATGGTCTACCGCACTCCTCGTTTTCGAACACCTCGTTCAACAGGATCATCTGTATTTAGGACTCCTGGTTCTTCTTTTCGTGCTTCTCGTTATCGTTCTCTCAACCGTCGCCGTAGTTATCGTCGTACGGGCAGGTTTAGTTACCGTGCCAGGAAGCGTTCCTTCCGTGGTCGGTTCCGCAAAGGTCGATA